CTTTGGTAATCATGGCGTAGTTTGAAGGACTGATCAGCATTACATCACCAGCCGTGCCAAGGTATGGGTTGTATTCGGTTTCAATAACAGGACGTCCGAAGATCGAGCCGTACTGCGCACCGGACATTCCACCTGGCGGCATATAAACTGGCATATCGCCAACGGTCATCGCATAAAGCTGTGGCATGACCGAAGCGTTGACAAGCCAGATGTAATCATTTGCGCCTAAATAGCGCCGTGACCACATGCGGCTGATGTCCTCATCGGCAACCAGGTTAGCGGTTGTGCGCACCTGTGATACCAACCCAGGCGATTGCAGAATGCCCAAAGGCTTTCCCCCGCCGTCACCATTGACAATCGCGGCTTCCACTTTGAAGCGCAATTCATCAGGCACGTTTGATACGATCCAGCTTTCCAGAGCAGAAGCATCTGCAAGCAGTTCATCGGTCGCATAGACTAACGCAGCAACCTTTTTCAGCTTCAGATCGATCTGGCGGAACTTAGGCTTTGATGCTGTTTTCTGTGCAGCTTCAGCAAGCCAGTAACCTTGCACGCCGCCAAGACGTGAACCATCGGCGCGTGAAGTTTCGTCCACAGCATTGATGGTCAGGGCATTGCCAGATACGCGGATAGGATTGAACAGGCTCAACAGCCGCCCAACGCCCCACATATTGGTATGAATGCCGGATGCGATATCGGTAGGCACTAAGAAGCCACCCTCTGAAGGGACTGCCTCATTTGCACCAGTAGCCTTGTAAGGGCGCAAGCGCGGATCTTCGTAGTGGTTCAGTTCAGCGTTCTTGACTGCCATAAAGAAGTCTTTTGCGCTAAAAGGCTGATCTGCCTCGTCCACAGTAACCGCCACTGGCGCTTTCACCTTAGGCTGTGATTCCTCATATTTCTTCAACGCCTGGGTTATGGCGTCTTCTACCACCGCGCCGATGTCAATAGGTTCAGCAGTGGATTTTGTTTCTTCGCTCATGATTTCCTCCTCATGATTTTCCGGTTCAGGTTCTTCCTGCTCCGGTTGATAAATAGACTTGATAGATACGGCTGCGTTTCGCGGCTCGGCCGGCGTAGGCGTCAAAGACGCTTCAGCAATCGGCCAAGACTTGATTAGGTAGGATTTCCCCACCAGTTCCTTGTCCACCAGGTGACCAGCAGCACCGCTCGACCAGCCAAGCTTGCCAGCTTCAGCCAGTTTATAGATACTGCGTTCGTACTCGTCCCTCATTTCAAGCTGTGCTTCAAACCAAGCGCCAACATCGTCAAACATGACCTTGCCGCGCCCGATTTTCTTGTGCTTGAAATGGGAGTCCATTCCGTGGTCATAATAGACAGGCAGCCTGCTCTCTGGTTCAACGCCAAGATCGCTGTCAGGCGTGAAGAAGTCGCCGGTCAAGTCAGGCGTTTCAGGGTTGCCCCATCGCACCAGATAACCGCCAACCTTCCCTTCGCCTAATGCTTTCACAGCATCACCATAGAAAATTAGGTTGTCTTCCATAAAACCTCCTTAAACCAATCAAAGCCAAAACTAAGCGATAACCGCTTTGTTTTGACTTCAGTACCCACTGACAGTCGGGTTTCTCGGCTGCACTACCCAGTGCCCACCGCGTCCCTTATTCAGTTGTCTGCTAACTAATAGCCGTGTTCATTTCCCCTTTTACAATCCCAGCAACTTGATGGCGTTCTTTGCGCCAATTTCAGCACGCCTCAATATTTCCTTCGTGCGCTCTTTCAGTACATCACCAACACGTTTCCAGCCAATCAATTTAGGCATGTTAGCCTGACTGTCATCGCTCATCAAGAAGTGTGCATAATCCACCTGGTTAGTAATAAATGATGACCTGCCATATCCAACAATTTCCCAGCCTCTTGACATGTTTTGTGTTCTGTTAGCCTTGCCTGGTGTGATAGTGCCTTCGCTTATTCTTGCCATAACATAGCGGCGCTGTTTTTCAGACTTCCAACCGCCATAAGCCGCCTGGTAGGTTACGTGCGTGTAAGGCGGATAAGCCCTAAGCGATCTAACCATGTAGGCGTTAGCCTCGTCAATAGCAGCATCAGCAACCACATCAGGCACTTTCGCAAGCGCTTCTGCAAGTCCTTCAGCACCCTGTATTTCAATGCCGATAAAATCAGACATTATTTCTGCTCTCTGGCCACTTCCATGGATTCCAAGTTACAGACCTTTCAACACAGTCAGGGCAGTGTTCAGCGGCGCCTAAGCGCCAATAGCAATCCACGCCTTCAGGCACTTTTACAATTTCCCATTCACACTGGCAATTTGTCAGGCATTGTGTTGACCCATCCCCAGGATATGCAGGAAGTGCAAAGCCAAGATCACGCGTGTATGCCTTCCATAATGCTTCATTAGCTGAATTTAGATACATATTAAGTCTTGCCGCTGCCTGCGCCGGCGATATTTCACCGCGCTCAATTTGTGCCATAAGGTTGTCAAGGTACTTATATTGTTCTTTCAGCATCGCGCCAATTCTGCCCCAATCGCGTGCTGATAGATTCTTGCGCCCACCTGCACCCATAGCGTAAAGGTCAATATAGGTGTCTTTTATAATTTCTCTGGTCTGCTTATGGTATTTTTGAAGGGTGAGCGAACCGTTATAATAAGAATCTGTTAATGACTCCAGCACGTTCTTCTGCTGGCTTATAAATTGACCGCGTAATTCATTCATACGCTCAATGCCAATAAAACGTCCTGACGCTGTTTCGCGGTATCGCTGCGCCTTATCGTCCCAAGTCCAAAGCGGTCTTTCAGGCATCCTCATCAACCTTTACATCAGCGTCTAACATGCCTTTATAATCAGGCATCAACTCATCCCACTTTGCCAAAGCCCTGTCAATATCTTCCTGCGTGATAGTCCAATCCTTTTCAGTTGACGGCTTCATCGGTGCGCCAGTCCAGGGTTTGAACTTCTGATACCATCCCTTTGGTTTTTTCTTTTTCATGAAAGCCCTTGCATCGCTAAATACAGTTTCAACACACTTTTCACAGTCTGCATAAGCCAACATGTCTTTTATCACATCTGCAATGGCATCAGGGATAATACGTTCAGAATAATCGCAAATTGCAGACTGGTCGCTGTTTATTCTCTTGACCGCCTCATTCTGCCACGCTTGCAGATCATCCTCAATTATAATCCATGCGGCCGTCCCTTGAAGATAAGGGATTATGTCTGGATAACTCTTCACAGACTCACGCAAGGATTGAAGAATAAGGTCTTTCATGCCCTCAATATCCTCTCAATAGGCTCAATGTCATTCTTGTAATCAATCTGTGAACAGGCCAGCTTATCCATGTAATATATGCCGATCTTGCCACCCAGGCGGTTGTGATAATGCCTCAGCACCCAGGGCTTGAAAAGGTAGATAGATCCATTTTCCTCAACATAGTGCTTTTCAAGGTCTTGCCGGCGCGGCCTGTGCTGATAATCATAGCTCGGCACGATCACCTTATCCTGCCAGATAAAGCCTTCTATCCTGCACGCCGAGAACATAGAGTCACAGTGCTGTTCATAGAATTTGTCAATCGCCATGTAAATATCGTCAGGCTTTCTAACCGGTGAAGTCGCTTGCAGAAATACCACAAGGTCAGGATCGCCTATCTTATCAAGCGCGTGCAATAATGCAGATTCAGATGTCGCCTCATCACCGCTTATTTCAGTAGGCCTGTCAATCACCTGTGCGCCGTATTTACGCGCCACTTCTGCAATTGCCTTATCATCCGTGCTGACATAGATTTCATTGATACAAGGGGTGTCTTTAGCCTGTTGAATAGAATAAGCCAGCAAGGGAATGCCGTTGATAGGCATGATGTTCTTGCCAGGTACACCCTTGGACCCACCTCGCGCAGGGATGATGCAAACTATTCTCATTTGCGCCTTTGCGCCCTCGCCCTGGCAGTCCTGACCATCCAGCTTTCAATACGCTCGTTCAGTTCTTTGCCGAAGCGTCCACGCTGTAACCAGATCGCGGCCAATTCAATAATGATGATAATTAGAAGTAAGTTAGTCATTATGCCTCTATCCTTTCCACAGCCTTATTCAAGGCTTCTGCTAATTGTTTGATGGCGTCATCCTCTCTATGCCCCATTTCAAAGGCGTTCTCAATATCACGCTCATTTCGGCAGTTAGGCAGTCTATCCCTTATCTTAGATGCAACCTCTTCAGGCACGCTTTTACAGACAAAAGGAAAGTCCAGGCTCTTACCCTGTTTCAGCTTGCGAAAGGCTAAATCCTGCCACAGTTCCAATTCCCTCAACTGGCTTATGGTTATGGTCGTGGATTGCCCTTCATCCGCTTCAAGTTCAGCAGATTTCATGTCGTCCGCCATTTCTCTTTGCGTTTCGGCATCGGGCTGTGGTTTAGGCGTATTTTGCACCTGTTGACGTTCTGCTGGTGGAATCCAGCCGTTATCTAATGTTTCAACCTCAATTCCAGGCGGCATGTCAAGCCCCAATATCTGCGCAGCCACGCTCGGCTTCATGCCAGAATTGATGTACATGCCATAAGCATAAGCGCGTGATTTCTCTTCATCCGTGCCAGTCAGGGTCATTTCAGGTCTGAACTCAAAGTAAAGGCCAAGCGGCTCAAATATCTGCTCGTTTAGCGAGGCGGCGATAATATGAGAATCAGGCACGATCTTATCCCTGAACCAAGTTGCATACTCAATCTTTGCTGTGGCATAGTTAGCAGAATTAGCCAGCAGAAGCGATAAGGGCATCCCTGCCGCCATGGCAATATCAGCAAGTTTCTGGTCATGCAGTTCAGAACTATTGAGATTGTCAATCCCCTCGCCAATAACGTTCACCGCCATTGTTTCAGCGCTGATCACCTTGCCAGTGTACTTGTACCAGCCGTGGATGATCTTATCCCACACACTCTCAATCTTTTCGCGCTCCTCTTTCGTAGGCACGCCAGCCACAGATAACAGCGCAGGCTTTATTCCACCGCGCTGGAAGAAGTTCTGGATGTAATAGTCTGCATAGAACAACACGCCGGCCGCCGCCATAAGGGCTTTAAACTCGGTATGCTTTGAAGGCAGTAACTCGGTGGTATGGTCAAGCTTGAAGATGTAAAAGATGCGGTTATCTTCAAGGCTGTAATAAGTTGTTTCGTTGCCTAATTGACGCTTGAATCCCTTCAGCCCATCCCTATCTGCATCAGGCGTGATGGTGGTAGGCACGAGATAACGCAAGTTCGTAACCTTGCGCCGATTAGCAAGCCCTTCCATGAAGGCATAAGCGCTGTTGGTCATGAACAGGGATAGACGCCACAAGCGCAGTAACTCACGCGGATTCTTTAGAAACCCTAACTTGTTTTGCCAGTTGTCTGAAGTGTCAAATTCCTGGTCACCCTTCAGAATTGCGAAGGGCAAGTTAGCCAGGGCATCGGCGGTAAGGTTAGCACAGCGATAAACGGCCGCCACACGTGAATAAAGGTCTATATCTTTGCTCTCCGGTGCGCCTGTGATCCACTCCCATGCAGAATCGGGATATTGCGGAAGGTCGATGCTCTTGAAAGACTTTCCGTCCGTTATAAAATGTCTGATAATTTCTTCTGGCATATCCCTCCTACTCGTAGGAACTAAAGAACCATACATCGCCTGCAATAGCGCTCCAGGCAATAGCTAAACTCATAACCGTATCATCGTGCATTCCAGAAGGCGCACTGTAACTAAATCCACCTGACGGCGAACGCTTGCTCTCAAAACTCAATAACTCGCCAACTAACACCGGGTCGTTTATTATCCTGATCTCACCATGCTCAAACGCGGACTGCAAAGCCTGGATGATTGCCTGCTTCGTGGCACTCGTGGTCGTGAAGGGGATGATTGAAAGCCCTTTCGCGTATAAGTGGTCAATAACAGGCTGCCCGATGCTGTTAGCCTCAATCTTCATAGAGTCCAAGTGCCAGCGTCTGTAAAGGGCTTCAAGCCTGTTCTCTAACACGTTGTAATCCACGCGGTTGAACCTGTCTAAATACACCAGTTCTTTGCTCTTGACGTCCATGATACTAACCACAGTGAAGTCAATACTGGAAGCCACGTCAACCCCTGCCACATACTGCTTATTGGCGTCAGGCTCTTGTGGCTCTAACACCGCCGCGTCTTGCACCCTTCTGAACACGCCGCCGTCTGAATCTATAAATTCCGCCTCGTATTCTTGTCTGAATATCATCTCGGGTAGATCACGCTTCGCCGCCTCAATTTCAGACGCCTGTATAAAGGGATTGCTGATAGTTGGGAAAGTCCAACTCTGCCAGCCCTCTTCGCCATTGATGCCCTTCTGGTACAGTTCCCAGAAGTGATTGCGCCCTTTCGGCGTGCTGATAAATAACGCCTTGCCCTGCCTGTCTGATAACGCCGGTCGGATTGCTTCCGTCCAGGCTTCCCTTTGCATAAACGCGCACTCATCCATGACCACAAAGTCCAGCCCCTCACCACGCAAACTATCAGGATTGTCAGCGCTCCGTACTGCCACAAAACCGCCGTTAGGAAAGTTCACCACTCGGTCACCCAGTTTGATCTCGACACCAGGAATGCGCCTGCACATCTGCCGAAGCGGTCGCCAGCCAACTTCGCTGGTCTTATACGAAGGCGACACCCACCAAGCCCTTCCGCCTTGATTAGCCACATTCACGCATTCCAGCACCGCAAGCCTTGTCTTGCCAAAGCGCCTGCCAGCACTAACCACCTTGAATCTTGCGAGGTTGTTATGAATCCGCATTTGTGCAGGATGCAACTCAAATTCAGCATTAGCCAGTTTGATTTCCTTCTATCTCAACCCATCTGATAGTTAGCGGATTGCCAGCGCTGGTAACATCCACCGCCTCGCCAAACTCGCCCTTGCGCTTTTTGGGTTTTTGGCTGCGTGGTGCGTAACTTCGTAATAATACCAAGGGCCGGCGCGCCGTTGCGGTCATCTTCCGAAAATGTGCCTGGGGTTATTTGACTTAAAGGGATGTTGTTCTTAAAATTCATAGCAGTTTGGGTAATCCGACGGCCAATCCCCATTGATGGGGATGTGGGGATGTCGGGGTAAGTGTGATAAAAGGGCCAGCCTGGGGAGGTTGTGGCCCTTTTGTTATTTCACGGAAGTGTAATTCAACATTTGGAGCCCTCAAAAATAAGGACTAAGTTTTTACACTAAAGAGTGGTGACACTTGTCAGCAGTTAGCGTTATTTTTGCGGTTGACAGCTTGCCGTACACTTGC